ACACCAACTCCAGTTCTCTACTTCGAATTCTTAAATTAGGATAAATGCTTGTGTACAAGTGAACAGCTTCATGCCAGATTGAAGATTACTATCTTGATCCAAACACAGGTATTCCTCTTCCAGAGAAAACAGGTCACCAGCGTTACTTCTTTCGTCAAGGTAACACTATGCTTTGGTATGATAGCCTACAACAAGCTGAAGCTGCTCATGGCTCTGGTAATGAATCCGGTATTTCATCCTTTACTTTTATTGGTGCTACTTGCCGCGATAATCCACCTTTACTTAAAGCACAACCTGATTATATCAGCAGATTGATGTCTTTACCAAGGGTAGAAAAAGAAAGATTACTGGATGGTTCATGGTTTGCTCGTCAAGAGTCTGCTGGTCTATTTAAACGAGAGTGGGTTGGTTTAGTCGATCATGCTAACGGTAGAGCAAGAAAAAGAATCCGAGCATGGGACTTCGCCTTTAGTAAACCTTCTGAGCAATATCCAAATCCTGATTGGAGCCGTGGAGTTCTAATCTCAAAAGACCCCAATAATCTATACACTGTAGAAGACATAGTATCTTTAAGAGATAGAGTGCATGAAGTTGAAAAATTAGTATTTGATACAGCACTGCATGACGGTCAAGATGTAACTATCAGTATTCCATTGGACCCTGCTGCAGCTGCTGGCGCTTATGCCAAGGACTTACAACGCAAATTAGCTGAGATGGGCTTTAACGTAAGATTAACTAAGCCCGTAAAATCCAAGATTACTCGCTTTGCTCCTTTCTCAAGTATAGCACAAGCTGGTTTCGTAAACGTAGTAAAAGCAAATTGGAATAAAGATTTCTTTGACGAGCTAGAAGTATTTGATGGTGATCCTAAAAAGAAAGATGACCAAGTTGACTGCTGCTCGGATGCAATGCTTTTGTTAAATAAAGATACACAACTGCCGCAGTTTACACTTCCTGATTTTACAGGTAGTAACCCATTTGACGCAAGCATCTCAGGCTTCAACATCCCAACTTTTAATAGTTCATTAGTTTCATAATAAAAGGAGCCGTTAATGGCACGTAAATCACAAAATATCATAGAAAAAGCAGTGGATGATACGCCAGATCGCTTCAAGTTAAGTGAATCAGGATACTTAGGTTTAAACGTCTTCAACGGTGTATCTAACGATGAATTAAAGCGAGAGTTAAACTTCCCTAATAGCGTTGATACCTATAAGCAGATGTCTTATCATGGCACTATTAATGCAGCTTTAACATTATACGAAAACTTAATCGGTAAAGTAGACTGGTTGTTTAAACCAATTAAAGACGCTAGTGCAGAAGAACTTCGACAAGCTGAAATCATCAACGAAATGATGCATGATCTTACTGATCAAAACTGGTCGGAATTTATCTCAGAAGCAATGTCAGCCAATATGTATGGTTTCTCAGTTCAAGAGAAAGTATACCGCAGACGCTTAAAAGCCAATGGTTCCAAATACAATGATGGTCTTATCGGTTGGAAAAAGCTACCAATTCGTAATCAAGAGACTATCGAGAAGTTTATCTTCAGTGAAGACGGTAATGAAGTAAAAGGCGTTAAGCAAAACCTTTCAGCTGTATCCGATGTATATAACCGCTACTCAAGCAGAACTAATAATGAAGTAATCCTACCTCGTAGCAAGATTATGCTGTTTCGTGCAGGTAAACACAAAGGCGATCCCTTTGGTAAATCCATGCTTCGTGATGCGTATCTAGCTTGGAGATTTCTAAGTGTAATCGAAGAGATTGAAGCAAACGGTGTAGCTAAGGATTTAGCTGGTCTACCAGTTCTAAAGCTTCCTCCACAGTACTTATCTTCAGATGCATCTCCTGATCAAAAAGCAATTCGTGCCTACTATGAAAACGTAATGCGTAACTTGCAGTTAAATCAGCAGTCAGCTTTGATTCTACCACAAGCGCATGATCCTGATTCTAAGCAACCGATGTTTGAGTTGGAGTTGTTGTCGTTAAACGGCAGCAAAGCAATGGATACATCCAAGATTAAAGAATACTATAAAAACCTAATCTTAACATCCTTGTTTGCTGATATTCTAGTCCTAGGTCAATCCGGTGGTGGTTCCAACGCTTTGGGTCAAGTTAAGAATTCACTTTCTGCTACTGCTGCAGAATCCATGCTTCGTAAGATTCGTGATGTTATTAATGAAGACTTAATCAAACAAACATACGAACTAAACGGTTGGGATACTTCTAGAATGGGTCATATGGACTTTGATAATCTAGAAAGTGAAGACCTAGAATCCTTCTCCAAAGCTGTTCAGCGTTTCGCTAGTACATCCGTTATTGAAGTTGATCGCGCTGTTCTCAATAGAGTTCGTGAAAGTATTGGAGTAGATGCTCTTCCTGAAGATCAGGAACCCAATCAAGATTTACTACCAGCTATGACCTCTAGAAGTGGCGATGGTTTTAAAACAGCAGGTGAAGGTACAGCAACTAGTCCTTCAGGTAACGATACCAGTTCTGGTAACCTAGAGAATGCAGGATAAAACAGCAGTTCTCTACTGGATGCACTTAAAAGATGACACCGATGTATTTACACAAGGATATGTTGGTGTCACTAGGCGTTTAATCGAGATTAGATTTAAAGAACATTGCAGTAAGTTTTATAATTCTTACAACCCTTACAATCCATTGCATTTAGCTTTTGCTAAACATGGTATAGAAAATATAATACTAACTAGACTTTGTGTTTGTACTGAAAAAGAAGCCTATGAGTTAGAGAAGATGTTTCGTCCATTTGAATACATGGGATGGAATTCAGCACAAGGTGGTAAATTATCCCAGAGTGCTTTACAAGTAATACACAGGAGAAAAAATGTACTCAGCCGATAATGTTCCACAATGGGCTAATAAGAAGTCTAAGTCAGTTCAAGAAGTAGCAATTAGAGTTTTTAACCAAACGCTAAAAGATACTGGTTCTGAAGAAAAAGCTCGTATTGCCAGTTTAGCTGCTATGGCTAATGCAGAAGAAGCTAATAAGAAAAACAAAGTAAAGAAATCCGTAGAAGATATCATTAAAAGTAAATACACTTGAATTAATATCAAATCTATGATATAATAGTTTACAAATACCCCGGCTAACTGCTCGGGGTTATTGTTGTTTATAAAGGAGAGAGAATATGCAATGGTCTGCAGATAATGTCCCAACTGCCATTCAAGGTAAATCTTTAAAATTAAGGGAATTATTCGCAAAAGTAGCCAATGCTTCTCTGGACAAAGGTTTCTCAAAAGAAGAATCAGTTTTCGCTGGTAGTAACGCAGTAAAAATAGAAGAGCGCAAAAATCAACCAGCTAAAGAAAAGAAACCAAAAGTACCTTCTCACGTAGAATCTCTAAGAAGCTATACTAATCCTTTTGAAGTAGTAAGTAAAGCTGAAGATATTGTAATTGCTCCTACGATTAAAGCCGCTGATTTTGACGCACAAGGTCATCTAGTGATCTTAATGTCAGATGGTAGAAGAGTAGTAAGCAAAGGTAAAGCAGTAGAGCAACACATTGATCAAAGAATTGGAGTATCTGTAAATCCAGTATTCGATCATGTGCAAATGAATACAACAGCCAATTATACCTCCGAGGATTATCTTCCGGGTATGTTGACTTGGAATGAATTCGAAGATTGTTTAGATATCGTACAAAACGATGGTTCAGTCCTGCAAGTAGGTCTTGAAAGTTATATTGAAGTAATCAATAAAAATACACACACTTTAGCCAATGGAACAGTTGTTCGTTTCTCAGGTGTCTCCTTGGATGAAATTCCAGAAGCATCCCCTCTCATTGCAGATGGTAGTACTCCACCTTTATATCTTATCGGTGTCATTACAAACAGTTTAATTCCCGGTCAACGTGGTAGAGCTACTATATTTGGTAAAGTTCGTAATATTAATACTACGGGTTCTGATGTAGGTGAAACATGGTTGCAAGGTGATTTACTTTATGCTCATCCTACTTTAACTGGTAGATTAACTAGAGTTCAACCGACTGCACCAAACCTTGTAATTTCAGTAGCTGCTGTATTAAAAGTTCATGCAACTGAAGGTAAGATTTTAGTAAGACCTACTATTTTTCCAAGGTTATTCTATGGTACTTTTTCTAATTCAACTACTCAAACAATAGCTGCAGCTAATACTGCTTATCATGTGCATTTTAACACAACTGAAATTACCAGCGGAGTAAGGGTTCAAGATTTAGGTAGAATTTATACAGACTATGCTGGTTTATATTCTTTTGATTTTAGACTGCAGTTGACTTCAACTAATTCATCTCAAAAGAATGTTTATATCTGGGGTAGAAAGAACGGCGTTGATATTGCAAATAGTTCTTCAAAAGTAACTTTAGTAGGTAACGGTGTAGAAGTTGTTCCGTCTTGGAGCTTTTCAGTAAGTATGCAAGCTGGTGATTATTTTGAATTAATGCATGCTGCTACAGACACTTCTGTTTCCATTGATGCGCCAGCTAGTACTGCTTTTGCACCATCCACTCCATCTGCTACTTTGCGGGTAAGTCAAATCAATTTATAATAGGAAATAATAATGCAACCAGCACACATTGATCTGGATGTTTACAAGGGTAGTACTTTTGTTAAAATCATCCAATGGAAAACAGGTGAAACTCCTGTAGCAGTTAATCTAACTGGTTGTACTGCTAGAATGCAAATTAGAAAAGCAGTAAATGATACTGCTATTTTAGACACTCTCACCACAGAGAACGGAAAGCTCTTGATTCACGAACCTTTGAACGGTAAGTTTAAAATCGTTATTTCAGCAGCTACTTCTACATCTTATACTTTTACAAGTGCTGTATACGATTTAGAAATTATTTTTACAGACGGTACAGTTACTAGAGTAATAGAAGGTTGCTTAACTGCATCACCGGAGGTAACTAGATGAGCACTGATGTTATTGTAGAAAAAGTCTACGATACTATAATTGTAGATGAATCACCTCCTAATACTATTTTAGTAGAAACACCCGGTACTGTTACAGTATTAACTGCAGCAGAACAAGGTCCACCGGGAATTGCTGGTTTTACAACAATAAGCGATGCGTCTGACGTAGATTCTACTAATAAGACAGAAGGTTCAGTTTTAGTTTATTCTACTCAGAATCAAAAATGGTTAGCAACCACCCAACTCGAAAATCAGACAATAGAGTCTGGACAATATTAATTTAAGGAAAAATCATGGCTTCTATCTTAAGAATCAAACGCTCCGAAACAGGTGGTAATCCAGCTACTCTTGGTCAAGGTGAATTAGCATATTCAGCTTTAGTCGATAATGGCTCAAATGGTGGTGATCGTTTGTACATTGGTATGGGTACTGAAACTGCAGGTAATGCTGTTAATCACATTGTAATCGGTGGTAAGTATTTTACCGACATGGTTACTGCAGCAACAAATTCAAATACAGCTTCCACTATCGTAAAAAGAGACAGTTCTGGTAATTTTAGTGCAGGTACAATTACTGCTGCTCTATCTGGTAATGCTACTACAGCAACCACTTGGGCAACTCCTCGTGATCTATCACTAACTGGCGATGCCACTGCTACTTTGTCTTCTGTAAATGGTTCTACAAACGTTTCTGGTGCATTAACTTTAGCTACAGTTAACTCAAACACAGGTAGTTTCGGTTCAAGCTCTGCAATTCCTGTTATCACAGTAAACGGAAAAGGTCTTATTACAGCGGTAAGTACTCAGACAATCAGCATTGCATCTACTTTGAATATCTCAGGTGATACAGGTACAGATGCTGTTAACCTAAATACTGACACTTTGAACTTTACAGGTGGCACTGGTATAACTTCTACTGTAACAAATAACGTAGTTACATTCGATATTGATAGTACTGTTGCTACTTTAACAGGTGCTCAAACCCTTACAAATAAAACACTTACGTTACCTACAATTGGTGCTACAGGTGCAGTATTTACTGGTTCCACTTCAGGTACAACAACATTACTTGCATCAGCTACTGCTGGTACAACTTCCATAACTCTTCCAGCTGCAACTGGTACAGTCGCTCTTACTAATAATAAATTAAGTGCCTTTGCTGCAACTACTTCCGCTGAGTTAGCTGGTGTAATTTCTGATGAAACTGGTTCTGGTGCTCTAGTCTTTGCTACCTCACCTACACTAACGACTCCAAACATTGGTGTTGCAACTGCAACCTCTGTTAACAAACTAACACTTACTGCACCAGCAACCTCTGCTACACTAACTATTGCCAATGGTGCTACATTCGCTACTGCCGGTGCATTTTCTACAACTTTAACTTCAACAGCAGCTACTTCTGTTACACTACCAACTACTGGTACATTGGCTACATTAGCTGGAACAGAAACCCTAACTGGTAAAACAATCAGTGGTGCTAGTAATACACTAAGTAACATTGGTAATTCTTCTCTAACCAATAGTTCAGTAACCATTGGTTCAACAACTACTGCCTTGGGTGCAACAAGCACTGCTCTAGCAGGTCTAACTGAACTTACTGTAGATAACATAAATATCAACGGTAACACAATCAGTTCAACTAATACCAACGGTGATATTACACTTGACCCAAATGGTACAGGTAACATCGCAGTTAGTGGTGCAAGAATCACTGGTTTGGCTGAACCTATCGCTCTTACAGATGCCGCAACAAAGAACTATGTTGATAACGTTGCTGCTGGCTTGCATATTCATGAAGCTGCTCATTGTGCAACCACTGATACTCTAGCTGTTCTATCCGGTGGTACTGTAACATACGCTAACGGTACAGCAGGTGTAGGCGCTACACTTACTCTATCCTCAGGTATTTCTGCAATTGACGGACATACATTAGTCAACGGTGACCGTATTCTTGTAAAGAATGAAGCTACTCAAGCTCACAACGGCATGTACGTTCGTACAAGCACAACCGTACTTACTCGTGCTGCTGACTTTGATAGTGGTGCAGAAATCGGTGGTGGTGACTTCACTTTCGTTGAAAATGGTACATTATATAATAACACTGGTTGGGTACAAACTGAAGAAGTTGTTACAGTAGGTACTGACGCTGTTATTTGGCAGCAGTTCTCAGGTACTGGTACATTTACTGCAGGTGCTGGTTTAAGTCTAGCAGGTAACGAATTTAACGTAGGTGGAACAGCAAATAGAATTACTGTAAATACAGATACTGTAGATATTGCAAGCACTTATGTTGGTCAAAGTTCTATTACTACATTAGGTACAATCACCACAGGTATTTGGAATGGTACAACTATCGCTGTAGCAAACGGTGGTACTGGATTGACAACAGCAACTAGTCGTGGTATAATTTATGGTAATGGTACATCTGCTATGGGTGTCACAGCAGCTTCCACTATTGATGGTAGTTTCCTAAGAGGTGATTCTACTGGAAACCCATATTGGTCAAATTCAATTGACGGTGGTACATACTAAAATCATTAAGTGATTTCATGGGCGGTTTTTACCGCCCTTTTCTTTTACCTTATTAGGAACATAAATGCCAAGTAATATTATTTTAAAGAAATCTTCCGTAGCCGCACGTATACCTGTTACTGGAGATTTAGAATATGGTGAACTTGCACTAAACTACACAGATGGTGCGCTTTACTACAAACGTAGTGACAATACAATTCAAAATTTGATTTCATCTGGAGGTGGCTCAGTAACGCTAAACGGTACAGAGACTCTAACAAATAAAACTATAGTAGCTCGTAGTGTCAACGCTTCAGCTACATCAGGAACACTTACACCGGACAGTAGTACTACAGACTTGTATGTTGCTGAAGGCTTAACAGGTGCAATCACAATTGCGCAACCAAGTGGTACTCCTACAAATGGACAAAAGCTAATTATACGATTAAAGGATAACGGTACATCACGGGGTATTACTTGGACAACATCTGCAGGAGCTTTTAGAGCAATATCTGTAGATTTACCTGTTTCTACAACTGCAGATAAACTTACATATGTAGGTTGTATATATAATACCACAGATTCATTTTGGGATGTTGTGGCTAGCGTAACACAAGCATAAGGATATATTATGATTAAAATTGATTTTGAATTTCAAACAATGTATGGTGTGTTTCGTGATGCTTTGCATCTATCTGAGGACCACACGTTCACGGATGAAGAAATACAAACCATGAAGCAGCAACGTGTTGATAATTGGATTACTGCAATAACTGCACCAGTTGAAGAAGTACCTTCTGTTGAGGAGGTGTAAACATGGCTGATCGCTATTGGAGAGGTGGCTCAGGTAGCTGGAACACTACTACAAACTGGTCTGCAACCTCAGGCGGTGCAGGTGGAGCATCTGTGCCTACCGCAGCAGACAATGTTATTTTTGACGTCAACTCGGGGGCTGGTACTTCTCACTACACCGTAACGGTCACAGATAATGCAACTTGCGCTAATCTGACATTTACGCCAGAGACTATCGCTGGTATTAGTCAGTTTGCAGTGGGCAACGGTTTTGTGATTGCAGGTACGTTTTCAACCATCAGCACTGCAGGTAATCGCCGACTTTTGATTCGTTCATCTACATATGGATTAATACGCAAAATACAGATTGCTGCTATTGGGTCTGTTAGCGATGTGGACTTCCGAGATATTGAAATTACAGGTGCTGGAGGTACTTTAAGTGGAACCCGGATTGGTAACTTGGGCGGCAACAGCGGTATTACATTCAGTACGCCTAAGACTGTGTACTGGACAACTTCTGGTGGTAGTAACTTTGCTGGAAACAACTGGGCGGCTACTATTGGTGGTGCAGCTAGTACGGACAATTTCCCCTTAGCACAAGACACAGCAGCGTTTCCCGACACCGGATTGAGTTCAGGAGGTACTGCATCAACAGATGGTATTATGCCGCACATAGGCTCCATAGATATGTCTATGCGCACAGTCCCAATGGTTTTGAATGTTTCAGCATCAATAGCTGTGTATGGTAACTGGACAAACAGTTCTGCAATTTCAATTGGTGGTGGTTTACTTGTTACTTTTGCTGGTAGAAAAACACAAACAATAAGAAGTGCAGGTAAAGGTTTTGGCGCTATTGAAGTAAATTCTCCCGGTGGATCAGTTGAGCTTGCTGATGCGTTTGGCGCAGCGGGGTCTAGTATTACTGTTACCAGAGGCACTTTTGATACAAAGGGTTATTCAGTTGGTGCTGGTTCTTTAGTTTCAAACAACAGCAACTTGAGAACGATTAATCTTGGGGCTAGTACAGTTACGTTAAGCCTAGCTTCTCCAGTGAATTTTGTTAATAGCACAGGGCTTACCCTTAATGCTGGTACTTCACAAATAAATCTGTCTTTAACAGCTAACACTACTTTTGCTGGTGGAGGTATGACTTTTAATAGTGTTTCTTATACAGGAACAACTGTTAGCCTTACTCATACTGTTACTGACGCTAACACATTCAGTAACTTTACCGTAACTGCTCCAGCAACTGCTGGTTTCGTGCTGTGTGCATTTAACACCAACCAAACCATAACAAACACACTTACCGTTGCTGGTGCTTCTCCTGTACTACGTGTATTTGTTTACTCTAGCTCTTTGGGAACACCTCGTACACTAACTGTTAACAGTCTATCGGCTACTGACTGCGACTTTCGTGACATTACCATTGCTGGTGCTGCTGCTGGAACTGCTCCTACTCGTGCTGGCGACTGTGGAGGTAATTTGGGTATTGTTTTTCCAGCGCCCAAAACAGTGTATTGGAATTTGGCTGGATCGCAAAACTGGAGTGCTACAGCTTGGGCTACATCGTCTGGCGGAACACCCAACATCAATAACTTTCCGTTGTCTCAGGACACAGCGGTGTTTGACAACACTGGAGCTGCAGGTACTGTAACGTTAAACGCGATTTGGAACACTGGTACATTTGATGCGTCTGCACGAACAACTGCAATGACGTTTAGTGTCTCTACGCTTGCAATAGCCGTTTATGGTGATTGGAAGTTTGGCACTGGTGTTACCTCTACTAGTACAAATGGATTTATTACGTTTGCCGGTCGCGGAACCAGAACCATTACCAGCAACGGTGTAACATTCGGTTGTGCAGTATCCGTTGATTGTTTCACTGGCACTGTTCAACTTGCTGATGCACTGACCCTAAATACGGCAAGAATATTCAGAGTGTACAGCGGCACTTTTGACGCTGTTACTTATAACGTAACAACCGGAACGTTTTCAGCCAACAGCAACACTGCTAAAACAATAAAGATGGGTTCTGGTTTATGGACTTTAACGGGTACAAGCAACGTATGGGACATAACACCAGCCTTTAGTACTTTGCTCAAAGGCACAGCAGACATACTTCTGTCAACTACAGGTACTGCAGCAAGAACGTTTCTTGGTAATAGTTTTTCCTATAATAAACTTACCATTGCAGGTACTGCAACTTCACTAACAACCACAACCATTAGTGGCAACAACCAGTTTACTGAACTTGCTAGTACTAAGACTACGGCTCACAATATTGCGTTTGGCACAACTACACAAACTTTTGGTAAATGGACAGTAACCGGCACAGCAGGTAACGTGGTAACACTACAAGGTACGGGTACAGGCCATATCCTTGCAGGAGCTTGTACAAGTGGCATCGACTACCTTGCTATGGGTTCAATTGGATTTGCAGCCACAAGTCCCGGTGAGTTTTATGCAGGAGCAAACAGCACAGGCACAGCAGTAGCGCCTGTTTACCGCACAGCCAAACCTGCAGATGGCACACGCTATTGGGTAGGCGGTACAGGTAATTGGTCTGATACAAAGTGGTCTGACACTTCTGGTGGTTTTCCAAGCGGCAATGTTCCGCGCAGTCATGATGATGTGATTTTTGACTCTGCATCCAGCGCAACAGCCTACACAGCTACTGTAAACACTGTTACAGGTGGTATTCGCTGCAAATCACTGACTATTGCTGGTCCTGCTTCTGGCAACTTGACGCTGGCAGGATCAACTAATATTGTTGGCATTCACGGCAACGTAACACTTCCTGCTACAGGTTTGACCAGAACATACAACGGTACAATCACACTAAGTGGATCGACCACGGGTAGGACATTTACGACCAATGGTGTAGTACTTGTCTCACCTATTACAGTCAATGGTGTAGGTTGCGGTTGGACTCTTGGCAGTGCATTAGATATTATGACGAGCAGCCGACAGCCTTTAACAGTAACTAATGGGTCTTTTAACACAGGAAGTTATAATCTTAGTGTTAGTGCTATTATTTCAAATTTTTCAAACACCAGAGCAATTACTCTTGGTTCAAGTACTGTAACAATATCAACAACTGACGCATATCAAACAAGTATTGAATTTGGCAGTAGTGAAGCACAGCAAAATACCTTGACTTTTTCCGCAGGGACTTCGCAAATAAATATATCACGATTTACTAGTGATTGTGTACTTAACGGTAATGGTCAAACGTTTTATAATGTTTCTTTGGCTTCAGTAGTTATAGACATCAGTGGTAATTCTGGAAGTACCATAAGGGGATCAAATACCTTTAATAATTTGACAATAGAATCAGCTAGTTCTACGGGTATACTTAACAACGTTATTTTTAATAATCAAACTGTTCTTGGTACATTTACTTGCAGCGGTTTTTCTGCAATTTCTCGTAATTTTGTACGATCTGATAGTGTTGGTATTACCCGTACTATAACTGCAACAACACTGGTTGCCACCGACTGCGACTTCCGTGACATTGCCATTGCTGGTGCTGCTGCTGGAACTGCTCCTACTCGTGCTGGCGATTGTGACGGAAACTCAGGAATTGTATTTCCTGCACCAAAAACCGTTTATCGTGTAGGTACTAACGCTACGTGGGCTGGCTCTAATTCTTGGGCACTTACAAGTAACGGTTCAGGAAGTAATAATAATTTTCCATTGGCTCAAGATACTGTAATAATTAATAACTTTCCAACGCCTAGTCAGTTGCAGTTTGCAGCTTTTAATATAGGTACGCTTGATACTTCTCAAAGAACTACATCTTTTTCTTTTGCATCACCAAGTAGCCCTTCTGTTTATGGGTCTTTTATTCTATCAACAAGTATTACAGGTACGTACCCTAATATTACCTTTAGAGGTAGACGTAATATGTTAGTCGATACTGCTGGAAGAACAGTTAGTAGCAATTGGGTAATCGATGCTCCGGGAGGTACAGTAAAACTAGATAGCGCACTTAGTGGTCCAAGTATTACACTAACTCAAGGTACTTTTGATGCAAATAACTACAATGTTACTATTTGGTCATTTAGCTCAAACAACTCAAATATTAGACAATTAATAATGGGGTCTGGTTTGTGGACTCTAACATTGTATGGAACAATTTGGGATACAGGAAATACCACAAATTTTACTTTCAACAAAGGTTCTGCAAATATACTGTCTACAGATACTAGCACAACTGCACGAACTTTTTCAGCAGGTGATCTATCTTATAATAAACTAACTGTTGGTGGTGGAGCAAGTACTGCAATTTTTCAAATTGCAAATAGTGCTAATTGCAGGTTTAGTGAACTAGCTTCTACAAGAACAGCAGCATACATACTTAACTTTACTTCGCAGCAATTGGTTAAGATAGGTAAGTTTAGCGTTAGTGGTTCTACTGGTAATGTTGTTACTGTACGAAGTAGCAGCGGAGTAACTCCACAAGTACTTAGTATAGAAAGCATAACTCGCAATGTAAATTATTTGGATGTACAACGAGTGCATATTATTGAACCAAACCGTTTTTATGTTGGTTTAAACTCAATAGATGGAGGTAACATTTTTAACGTACTTTTTTCTAATGCACCAAGTATTGCTACTAATAACATGCTTATGATGTTTTAACAAAGGACAAAAAATGATAGAAACACTAGATTGCGGTGCTTTGTGATTCCTTTATGTTTTCTAAAGTAAATCAAGAGATAATAGTCTAATAATTATTTCTCTTGATTTTCTATTAAAACTATGATATAATTATGTTTATACATTTACAATAAGAGGTGAGCATGAAAACAATTAATAAAGCTAAGAGTTTTGCTCCCACAGATGCAATGCGAAATAATGCAAAGCGTGGATTAGCTCTAAGAGAGAAATACGGCAGAGGTGGTTTAGATGCCTCTCAAGCTAAAACTGAAGGTGTTGGTTCCGGTGTAGCTAGAGCTAGAGATATCATCAATGGTAACTTAAGCTTAGACACCGTTAAACGCATGTATGCTTTCTTTAGTAGGCACGAAAAGAATTATAACCCTAAGAAGAAAGAAACAGATGGTGGACCTACTGCTGGTACTATCGCTTGGTTACTTTGGGGTGGTTCTGCTGGTTTAGCATTTGCTAGGCGAGTATTAAAACAAGAAGACATCTTGAAGAGTTATATCAAAGATATTACAGATGAAGAAGTCAACGCAGAAGATCAGCTACCGGGAGTAAAGCTTCCAATTACAAAAGCAGTTGATGAAGAGTTAAAGCAAGCTACATTTATCGTAATGGTTCCTGAAGAGATTGATGCTCACGGTGATATAACCAGTGAAGCTGAAGTTCGCAAGGCTTGTCATAACTTTAATAAATACAGCATGAAAGCTAACTTGTTTCATTTAGTTGAAACTGATACTTTTGAATTCTGTGAAAGTTACTGCTGTCCTACTGATTTTGTACTAGGTGATAAATTCGTAAAAAAGGGTACTTGGTTAGCTACTATTCAATCTTTAGATGATAATCTTTGGGAATTAATCAAGACAGGTGAAATTAATGGTTTGAGTATTGGTGCTTTAGCATCTGTCGAATCAATCGAAGAGGATGATGAATAATGGCAACACAACGAAAAGCTAAAAGAAAGCTATCTGATATTAGTTTTGAAAAAGAAGGTGCTCACGTAGCTCTTACTTCAAAGCAACAAGGTGGTCCAGCTAATACACACGATTATGCACTTGTACTAAAGAGTAATAAGTTCAGCGAAGAGTTTGTGCAAAAGATGCAACAAGTTCGCGTAACTATGGAACTACCGGATTTCCTTCGGCGTTTCTTTTCACTCTACGGTGATGACGTTGAAGTTCTAGCTCGTATGATGGGTTACGAAAAGCCTGAATCCGAAGAGTATGAAGTAATGGAAAGCTATGAAGATTATATTCAATCCAAGATGGAAGCTTTTGAGATTTTAAAATCCGCACATGAAGCTGATAGTCTAGCTGACGTATTATCTACCTTGGATGAAACAGAATATCTAGCTATGCTCAACGATCAAGAACAAATCGAAAAAGCATTCGCACAGTTAGAAAAAGCATATAAGCCTAAAGAGGGTGACATGGTGCAATGGAACTCTAGTGGCGGCAAAGCAAAGGGTAAGATTGAGCATGTTATGACAGAAGGTACATTGGGTGTTCCCGGTACTGAGTTTAGCATTAACGCAACTGCAGAAAACCCTGCTGCTCTAATTAGAATTTACAGAGATGGTGAACCTACTGAAACATTGGTTGGTCACAAAGCTAGTACTCTTACGAAAGTTAAAAAGTCTCTAACAAAAGAATCTGAACCTGCTGCTTCTGCAGACGGTAATGATACCTCAACAAACGCTGGCGTTGAGAATATTGAAGGGGTGTCTACCTCTGTTAACAAAGAAGAATTGGAGAAAACTAAGATGGAAGACGAAGTAAAAGTCGAAACCGTTGAAAAAGCTCAATTTGAACTTGTGCAAAAAGCTCTAGATGAGCAAAAAGTACAACTACAAAAAGCTATGGAAACAATCGCTCAATTTGAAGCTGAGAAAAAAGAAGCTATCAATAAAGCGAAAACTGAAAAAGTTAAAGCAATCGTTAAAGACGAAAGCAAAGTAGAAGCAATCGCTAAGGCTGCTCTATCACTAGAATCCGAAGATGATTTTACAGCATTTCTCGCTGCTATTGAAGCAATGATGACTACTGTAGAAAAATCTGAGATGTTCGTAGAAAAAGGTGCTTCAACTCAAGAAGAAACCGTTGTTAAAGAATCTGCTGTGGCAAAATTACTTAAAGCCAAGCAAGTAACTAAGTAATAAAAAGGAAATTAAAATGCCACTAATCGCAACAGAAGCTAAACGTCTTTCTAACGTTGTCAAACAAGAACTCTTCCCTGAGTCTGCATACTGCCGTGTAGTTGTTACCTATAATGGTACTGCTGCTTCTCTAGTTCCCGGTACTGTTCTCGGTAAAGTTACCAGTGGTGGTAAGTACAAAATCGCTGTACAAACTGCTTCCGATGGTTCACAAGTTGCTGACGCTATCGTAATGGTTGAACAAACAGTTCCTGCTAGCACTGATACCAAAGTTCTATGCATGGTACGTGGTCCAGCTATCGTATCTAAGGATGGTCTAATTCTAGATGCTACATATGACCTGACTGCTGAAAAAGATGCTGTATACGCTGCTCTAGAAGCCAAGGGTATTATCTGCAACGATGCAGTTTAATATCTAACTTACCGAACAATAAAACAAGGAAATTATAATGCAAACTCGTAGTTTTGAAAAACCATTTGAACTAGTCGATTACACAGAAGAACTACTCTTAGTTCCTAATAAATGGGGTCTAATCAATGAACTAGGTCTATTCGGTGAAGAAGGCGTTGCTCAACACAGCGTTACCGTTGAATCCAGCGAAGGTACTCTCGGTCTAGTTACCGATAAAGTTCGTGGTGAGCGCAACAACGTAGGTAAGAGCGATACTCGTGCTTTACGTTCATTCCCAATCCCGCACTTCCCAATGGACGATGCTGTTAAGCCAGAAGACGTACAAGGTAAACGTGCTTACGGTTCCGCTGATCAAGCTGAAACTGAAGCTGCTGTTATCGCTCGTAAGCTAGAGCGCATCCGTATGAACCACGCTGTGACTCTAGAAGCTGCTCGTGCCTTCGCTATCACCAACGGTGCTATCTATGCTCCTAACGGTACTGTAGCTGGTAACTTCTACACCGATTTCGGTATCACCCGTAAGTCCATCGACTTCGTACTCGGTACTTCCACTACTGACCTAAACGCTAAGTCAGAAGAAGGTATTGCTCACATTCAGGATACAATCCAGAGTGGTGAAGTTGTTAGCAACATTATCGTATTGTGCTCACCAGCTTTCTTCGGTAAGCTAATCAACCACGCTACCGTTAAAGAAGCTTACAAGTACTACACCAGCACTCAAGAGCCACTCCGTAACCGTCTAGGTTCTGGTGTCTATCGCCGTTTCGTACACGGTGGTGTTGAATACGTTGAGTACCGTGGTTCTTACAATGGTACTGCTTTGATCCCTGCTGGTGAAGCTTACATGCTACCACAAGGTACTGCTGACATGTTCAAGACTTACTTTAGCCCTGCTAACAAGTTCAGCCATGTTAACACCATTGGTGAGCAAGCTTACGTATTTACATACCGTAACCCAACCGACAGCGAAATCTTGATTCAATCAGAAGCTAACTTCTTGAACTTGATTCGCCGCCCACAAGCTGTTGTTCAGCTAACCACTTCTAACTAATCGTTAGATACTTAGATTGCCCCTTCGGGGGGCTTTCTAACATAAGTATTGCAATTTAACATTTTCTATGTTAGAATACAGTATTTATGTTAGATAACAAAAAGGATATACTATGACAATTCATGCACTTAGAATCGAACTAGGCGACACATCTGCTGAGTTTCCCATTATGTCCGATGACGAATATAATTACTTTTTAAGTAAACACGATTGGAACATTCATAGAGCTTCTATGGATGCAGCTAAGAGTATTATGCTCAAGCTTTCAATGCGTACTGATGAAACAGTTGATATATTTAGTATCAAGGGTGCTAGTGCAGCTAAGAACTACATGCAAGCCCTGCAGATTTACATCAAGAACACT